AAAAAAAAAAAAAGCGTAAAATGTACAACATCCGAGACATATTGTAGCGGGCGCAAGATGGAGAAGCAAGGCGAAGAACCACGAAAACGCCCCGGCAATATGGTGAAGAATCACAAAACGGAGGGGCTGAAAGCGGTGAAAACCAGCGGAAACATCTACTATCAGGCGCGGATGCGCGCAGCGGCACGCGATCCGCTGCATTCGAGCCGGGAAAGAACGGCGACGCTGCTATACATCAGCAAGGAAAGTTTGCAGGACTTCGAGACCGGGAAGCGGCTGCCGCCCTGCGACGTGGTGCAGAAGATGGTGGAGGCATACGGCGCGCCGGAGCTGGCGGGCGACCACATTCGCGCCTGCTGTCCGCTGCTGCCGGACTACGGCGGCGACGGCAACAGCGAACTGGCGCTGGCGGCGCTGGGCTGGGCGGCATCCTTCGAGGATGCGCAGCAGCTGGCGATGCGCTTCGCGGCCGTGGCGCGGGATGGGAAAATCACGTCGAACGAGCTGCCTGCCGTGGATGCCATCCGCCGCAAGGCGGTAGAACTGCGGCGCGTGATGGAAGAAACCGTGCTGGCCATCGACAAGGCGATGGCGCAAATGGAGGGAAGGACATGAACCTGCAACCGGTCGATCGGGCGAGGCAGCTGGCGGGCGTGACGGCGTATGCGCTGCGCAAAGCCATCCGCGAGGGGAAAATCCAAGTGCTGAAATGGGGCAACCGTCAGCTGGTGGACGTGGACACGGTGCGCGAGGTGCTGAGCGAGCGCGAACCCATGGAAGGGTACTGGAGCACGGCACAGCTGAGCGAAGTCACAGGTCTGCGCGCCAACACCATCCGCAAGATGGCGCAGGAAGGGGTTCTGCCCCATGAGCGCGTAGGCGGTGCCTACTACTTCAACAAAGAAACGATTTTGACGGACATTGCGCAGCGAATGGCGCAGGACAGCCAGAGCGAATGAAAAGAAAGAGGTGCGCGGCGTGGATATTCAGGAGTTTTTGAGCCGGCTGCATGTGGAGCATCACAACAGCGTATCCGGCGAGTATACCTGCCGCTGCCCGGCCCACGATGACAGGACGGCCAGCCTGACGGTCAACGTACAGTCAAGCCGCTACAACGGTGCGCCGCGCATCGTGTTCAAGTGCCACGCTGGATGCAGCGAAGCGGACGTGCTGAACGCCATGGGGCTGAAGGTGCAAGACCTGCGGGATGACAACACGCCGCCAAACGGAGGCGCGCCGCGGGGCATGACGGTGCGTCAAGCCATTCCAACGCCACCGCTGAAGCCCGAAGCAGCCAAGCCGGAAAAGAAGCCGCTGAAGCCGCTGCCGCCCATCACGAAGATTTACAGCTACACGGACGCAAACGGCAAAGAGCTGTTTCAGGTGACGCGGCACGATTATATCGGCGACGATGGCAAACACGCAAAAACTTTCCGGCAACGGATGTACGCGCCGGAGAACAAGAACGCAAAGAAGGACGGATTCGTCTGGAGCGTGCCGGACAGCATCAAGCTGCACACGCTATACCGGCTGCCGGAGGTCAACGCCGCCATTCGGGACGGGCGGACGGTGTACGTCGTAGAGGGTGAAAAGGACGCGGACACGCTGGCGCGGCTGGGACATGCCGCCACCACGCAGCCGCAGGGCGCGGGCAAGTGGGCGGATAGTTACAGCGAGCTGCTGCGCGGCGCGCATGTGGTGATGCTGCCGGACGCAGACACCGCCGAAAACAGCTACGCGGGGCAGGAACACGGCTGGAAGGTCTGCACGTCGCTGACGCACATTGCGAAAAGCATCAAGATGGTCAACCTGAAAGCCTGCTGCCCGGAGCTGCCGCCGAAGGGCGACATCACGGACATGGTGGAGCTGATGGGCGAACGCCCTGCGATGGATGCGCTGGCGCGGCAGATTGGCGAGACGCTGCCCTTTGACCCGGCTGGGGTGAAATACTGGCTCAGCCCCAGCGAACGAGCGGCACAGCTGTTCGGGAAGATTCCGGGATACTGCGCGGCAGATGGCTGCATTTGCCGGGTGGCAGCGGACGGAGGGCGAAAGCCCATTTGCGATTTCGTGGCGATTCCGCACAGCGAAATCATGCAGGACGATGGCGTGAACCGCAACATGGCGTTCGAGGTGGACGCATGGACGCAGGACGGACGGCAGCTGCCACGGACGCGGGTGAAGGCTTCCGACTTCGGCGGTATGGGCTGGGTCACAAGCGCGTGGGGCTTGCAAGCGAACGTGATGCCTGGCAACAGCGCAAAAGACCATGCGCGCTATGCCATTGCCGCGGTGGGCAAGATGACTGCGGCGCACATCACGGAATACAGCCACACCGGCTGGCGCAAGATTGCCGGAAAGTGGTGCTACCTGTATCACGGCGGCGCGGTGGGTGCGGACGGTGTTCGCGTCAATCTGGACGGCGGTTTAAGCGGCTACCGTCTGGACGGCGCAGGGGCTGCGGGCTTCGACGGCATATCGGCAGCAGCGGCAGCGGCGGCGAGCTGGGGTATCCGGAACGTCATCGCGCCACACGTCGCCATCCCGCTGCTGGGGACGATTTATCTGGCACCGCTGTGGGAATTTCTGAACCAGACGAACGTCAAGCCTTCCTACGGGCTGTATCTGGCGGGCGGGACGGGCAGCCGCAAGAGTACCAGCGCGGCGCTGGCGCTAAGCCACTTCGGAAACTTCACCAGCAAGACGCTTCCCGCCAGCTTCCACGACACAGGCAACACCATCCGGCGGCGGGCGTTCATCCTGAAGGATATGCCTTTCGTCGTGGACGATTTTCACCCGACGGGCAGCCAGCAGGAAAAGCGGCAGCTGAAGGAAATTGCGCAGAGCCTGAGCCGCATGGCGGGCGATGGCGCGGAGCGTGGGCGGATGCGCCCGGACGGCACGCTGCAACCGGCAACGCCGCCGCGGTGCGTGACCATCATCACGGGCGAGGACATCCCGGACGTGGGCGAAAGCGGACTGGCGCGCTATTACATGGTGTCCATCCAGCCGAACGATGTGCCGATTAGCGCGGAGCTGACCGCCGCGCAGGAAATGGCGCGGAACGGGTACATGCAGCGCGCCATGCTGGGCTACATCGAGTGGCTGCGAGCGCAGGCGGATGAACTGCCGGAAACGCTGCACAAGCGTTTTCTGGACATGCGCACATGGGCGACGGAGAAGGCAAAAGACCAACACGCCCGTGCGCCGGAAACCATTGCGCACATCCTGACGGGCTACTACATGATGCTGCTCTACTTCCGGCATGTGGGGCTGCTGGATCAGGACGCTTGCACGGCTGCCATTGCGGAGGCTATGGCGACGCTGACCGCCACCAGCAAGGAGCAGGCGCGCATCATCAAGGAGGACAAGCCGGTGAATATCTTCCTTGACAGCGTGGCGGAGCTGCTGGCGAGCAAGGAAGTGTTCGTCACCGACATCAGCGCAAGCGCAACAGAGGGCGGCAAGCCTTCGGCAGCCGTTGGGCGCGAGCTGGTGGGGTGCAGGGATGAAAGCTATTATTACCTCATTCCGCGGATTATTTACAAGTGTGTGCAGGAATTATGCGTGAAGCAGGGCAGCACGTTCCCGATCAGCCTGCGGAGCCTGTACCGCGACCTGCGAACGGCGGACATCCTGCGCAGTGGCGTAAACTGCACGGAAGAACGTCCCACCAAGAGCAAACGCATCGGCGACAACTCTATATTCTACCTATGGATACCGCGGGACAAAATCGACGGCGCGCACGACGAAGGCGAAAAGCAGATGCGGGTGAATTTCACGCAGGTAGAAACGAGCGACCTGCCGCCGGAATGGATATAAGACCAAAAGCGCACACGTGGACGCTTTTCAAGGAAACGAAAGGAGCGAGGAACATGCAAGAAAAGCTGACAGGCAAGGAACGCACCGCGCTGCTGTATCTGGCTGCGCTGGATGATGAAATCCACAAAGCATCCCCCATTCTGCGGGAACGGCTGCGAGAAGCGTCGCCAACCGGCTGGCGGGATTGGCGGCTGGTGCAGACGACAACCGCCCGGACGCTGATGCAGCTGGTAGACACGCTGCCGGACAAGGACGTGCGCTGGCTGAGCCACATGCTGGAGCATGGGCGCATGAGCGTCACGCTGCCGGGGCCGCTGGCAGCGCCTGATTATCTGATTGTGGATGCGCGGGACATGGCGGACATCAGCCGGATGGCGGCACGGCAGACGTGCGGGCTGTGCATGAAGGGGCGCAGGGAAGCGCAGGGCTGCAAGCTGCGCAAATGCCTCCAAAGCATTGCGCCCATGCCGGACGGCGACATGCTGCCGGATGAGCTTTTCTGCTGCGAGTACGCGCAGGTTGACTGGGAGGGCGAGGCATGAAGCACAAAGACGGTTGCACGGCGGTTTGTCCGTATTTCGTTGCGCGGACGGGGTACAAAGGGCAGCACTTCATTAGCTGCCAGTTGGGCGACAGCATTTTTCGGCTGCGGGAGGAACGCGATCAGCACTACCGCGATTTCTGCTGCACAAGCCGGTGCCACGCATGCGAAGCGACCAAAGAGAAGCGGGAGGGACAAGCATGAGCGAGATTATCAGCAGCAAAGACATTCAGCCGGTGGTCATCCAGGTGGCCAGCGCGGAGGACGCTGCCACGCTGGCGCGCATCGAGACGGGCATCCGCACGGCAGCGCAGAACGTGGTGCAGGGCTATCTGACCATCGGCAGCTACCTGAACGAAGCGAAGGGACGGAAAATCGTGCCGCATGGGCAATGGGAGGACTGGGTGCTGTACAACACGGGACTGAGCCTGCGGCAAGCGCAGCAGCTGATGAAAGCAGCGCGGGAAATTCCGGAGGGCAGCGCGATGGCCGCCCTGCCGCTGAGCAAGGCGCGGGTCATCCTGCACCTGCCGGACGCGGAAGAGCGGGAGACGCTGGCAAAACGGGCGACGGAAGAGAATCTGACGGTTCGCAATCTGGAAGAGCAGATCAAGCAGCTGACGAACGATGTTAGCGAAGCGCGAAAGTCCGAACGCAGGATGGCGCAGGAGGTTCAGCAAGCACAGGACATGCGCGCGCGGCTGGATGCCGACCGCAGGAAGCTGGAAGGCGACCGCTATGAGATGATTCAGAAGCAGCGAGAGCGTCAGGCAGAGATTGAGCGACTGCGGGCGGCGCTGGCACAGGCGGAGCAGCAGAAGCCGCAGGAGGGCATCAGCCCGGAAGCCCAGCGACAGATTGACGCGCTGCGGCAGGAACTGGCGGATGCGGAGGACTATGCTGAACAGCAAGCCACGCTGCGGCAGGAAGCGCAGCGGCAGCTGTTGGAGCAGCAGAGCAGCACGGCGAGCAGTGTGGGCAATCTACCGGATACACTGGATCTTGCGGCCGCTGTCCGCGTTTTTATCGGCGCGGCGGGTATCTTCCCGCACATGGGCACCACGCTGGCCAACATGGACGGCGGCAAGCGGCGGGAATTGGCGGGCTATGTGGACATGATTGCCGACTGGGTGGACGGTGCGCGGGCAGCGCTGAACAGCTGCGCGGGCGTGCTGTATGTGATGGGAGATGAGGCGCATGAATAATGAGCTGACGGCGAAGGTATCCGAGCCTACGGCATTGCAAAACCCCACGCCGACCGAGCTTGCGCTGCTGAAACGGCTGGAGGACTGCGCGGTGGTGATGCGCGGCATGGCGGACATGATGCGGACGACGAACGAGCGCATGGGCGCGCTGGAACGCGAGGTGCGGATGCTGACGAAGGTCACACCGGCGCAGGCCACTGCCATCAACACCGCCATCAGGGAGCGAGCTGCTGCGCTGTGCCTTTCCTATCGTGCAACGGGCTGCGAGAAGCAGGCTGCCGCTGCCATCCGCAAGGCCATCCGGCAGACGATGGGCGCGCAAGCCGTGCGAGAGCTGCCGCGGTGTCAGTATGAGATTGCGATGAAGCAGGTGGCCATGTGGGACGACTACAAAACCATGAAGCGCATCAAGAACAAGGGGGTGGTGGTATGAGCGGCAACCGTTCGGCAGCTGTGCCGGACTGCAAGACGTGCCTTTATGCACAGGAATGCGAAAAGGCACAGGCGGGGCGTTTCTGTACCCGCTGGCGGAGCAAGGAACCGCCGGAGCACAAAGCAGAAGATGATCCGAATCGCGCATGGTATGCAGGCGAACCGTCACCGTGGTGACATGAGAAAAAGGAGGGACAACATGAAACAGCACAATGAGAAGAATCTGGAAGCCGAAATACTTCAGCGGGTTGCCCAGCAGATGAATGACATAGCCGAGCAAATAGCCGCGTTTGCGCTTGATTGCACTGCCGCTATGCGCCGCGTGCTTGAAAGCAAGGCATTGCAGGAGGCGCTGCAAGCCGCGATCCAAAAGATTCAAGCCAGCCAAGCGCGCCCGCTGGGCAGCTTCGCAGAAGTTGCCGCCCACATGGAAGGTGCATACGGGCAAAATCGCTATCAGGTGGGCGAAATCATCCAGATGAACCACGATGATTTCGGGCTTATCAAGTGGCGCGTCATCGGCGTGGACGTGGATCAGGCAGCAGGACACCGGCACACGCTGACGGTTGCCATGGAACGCGCCGAAACCTATCGCTGGTTTTCCGAGCCCAGCAAGGAACACCCCTTCGGCAGCAACAACTACCCCGGCAGCGCCATACGCTTCTACCTCAACAATGAATTTCTCAGGGGCATCCCGGAGGAAGATGCGGAAACGCTGCTGACTACCTGCCGCCCCTGCACAGATCACGGCGAAGCGAGCAGCACCTGCGACCTTGTGTGGCTGCTGTCCGCGGCTGAAGTGGGATTCAAGGGCAACGGTATTCCGTGCGAGGGAGAACCCTATCCGTGGTATGCACAGGGCGACAGTGCCGAGCAGCGCAGAGCCGTGGACATGGACGGAGACGAAGCAGCATACTGGTTGCGCACCCCGCTCGCTG